GGACATAGACGTATTTTTGAGGGAGTGCAGAAAGGAGTACAGAAAAGCAGGGTTACGCTACTACATTTAATGCGCCATACCTTTTATATGAGTTTGAGGACGGCACAAAGATTTACGAAAGAATAGACGCACACGCATTAGACAGCGCAGACATGAGTGACGTTATCATGCAGTACGACCATGAGGGCAGAGTATTTGCCAGACAGTCAAATAATACGCTGATTTTAGAGCCGGACGTAAAGGGGCTTTTCGTGGCAGCAGACTTAAGCCGGACAGACTTAGCCCGTGGGCTGTATCAAGACATAAGCGCAGGAATGATTACTAAAATGTCATGGGCGTTTACAGTGGCAGAGGAAAGCTACGACAGAGAAACACATACAAGAACAATTTTGAAAATCAAAAAGGTTTATGATGTATCAGCCGTGAGTATTCCGGCAAATAACGATACTGAAATAAGCGCCCGTGCTTTTGCGAGTAGGAGTTATGAGCGGGAGCGGCAGGAGTTGCTTAAGAGGCGGGCAGCAATACTAAAGATTAAGGCGAGCTTATAAAAATCAAAACAAAAAAGGAGAACACAGACTATGAGATTAAAGGAAATTGAGACAAGATTAGCCGAAATCAAAGAAGAGCTTAACACCAGAGCGGCAGAGCTTACGGACGAGGAAATTACAAAACTGGAAACAGAGGTAACAGACTTACAGGAAGAGCGTACCGCTTTACTGACAGCGGCAGAGAAACGTAAAAAGCTGCTTGAAAGAATTGCAGCAGGAGAGCCGACAGGTGGAGCGGGAGCAGATACCACGCTGCTTAGAAATTTCAAGGGAGCAGGCGGCGCAGGAGCAGGAGAACCAGAGGACAAATACGACACTACGGCATACAGAAAAGCGTTTATGAATTATGTATGCAGAGGCGTTGCTATTCCGGCAGAGTACAGAGCAGCTGAAACCACCACCACAGCAGACAGCGGCGCTGTAATTCCGACAACTATTATGAATGAAATTATCCAGAAACTGGAAAGCTACGGCAGCATTTATGCAAAGGTGCGTAAGATTAACGTACAGGGCGGCGTTTCCATTCCGATTGCAGACTTAAAGCCTACTGCACACTGGATTACAGAGGCAAAGAGCAGCGACGACCAGAAAGCATCTGCTAAAAATTCCGTAACTTTCAATTATTACGGTTTGGAGTGCAAAATTTCCCAGAGCATTTTAGCGAATGTAGTAACGCTGAAAATGTTTACTGATTTGTTTGTACCTATGGCAACAGAGGCAATGGTAAAGGCTATTGAAATTGCCATTTTCAACGGTACAGGCGAGGGGCAGCCGCTGGGCGTTCTGAAAGACAGCAGGGTAACAGCTGTAATTACTCTGACACCGGAAGAGTACGCAAGCTGGAACGGCTGGCATAAGGTAAAAGGCAAAATGAAAAAGGCGTACAGAAACGGCAGCTTTGTTATGAACCAGTCCACTTTTGATACTGGCATTGACGGTATGGAAGATAAGAACGGGCAGCCTATTGGACGCACAAACTACGGCGTAAACGGAGAGGAAACATACCGTTTCATGGGTAAGAATGTGGAAACTGTAGAGGACGACGTTTTACCGAGCTGGGACGACGCAAACGAGGGCGACGTAATCGCAGTATTTATGAATTTCTCTGATTACGTTATCAATACCAACATGGAAATGCAGGTAGTGAAGTGGACAGACCACGACAACAACAAGATTAAGAATAAGTGCTTAATGGTAGTGGACGGCAAAGTAGCTGACGCTGCGGGTATTATCTTAGTTAAAAAGGGCGTAACAGCAGTGTAAGAAAGCGAGGTAGAGCATGAAAGGATACTTAGACGCAAAAGAGCTGGAAAGCTATAAGAAAGAGGATTTGCAGGAACTGGCAAAGCAACTGGGCGTAGATGCAGAGGGAACAAAGAAAGAAATTGCTGCACGCTGCGCAGCCGTCGAGGTAGATATACCAGATAACAGCGAGCTTACGGAAGAGGACAAAAAAGTAGCAGCCGAGGCAGCGGCAGAGGCAGCAGCCAAAGCCGAAGAGGAAAAAAAGGCAGCGGCAGAGGCAGCAGCCAAAGCCGAAGAGGAAAAAGAGGCAGCAGCTAAAGCCGAAGAGGAAAAGAAAGCAGCAGGGCTGGTAAAAGTAAAAGCACAGCGTCGTTTCCTTGACAAGGAATTAAACCAGATTAAGGATACTGGGGACGAATACGCAGTAAGCAGAGAACGTGCAGCAGTTCTGGAAGAGGCAGGCGTAGCAGCAGTAATAGAAGAGTAAGAAAGAGGGTGCAGGCTGTGACAGCAGATACCACAACATTAACCGAGAAAATGCGGGCGGCGCTGCGTATCAGCAGCACCAGTGAGAAAATCACAGAGGAAATAAACGACTGTATAGCTGCCTGCAAAGCTGATATGAAAAACGACGGCGTAAAAGTGATAAAAGAGACAGACGGGTTGATTATCAGAGCAATTACACTGTATTGCAAGGCAGAGTTTGGTTTTAACAATGCTGCGGAACAATTTAGAAAGTTATACGACGCACTTAAAATGCGCTTATCTTTATCAGCAGAATACAACACAGCGCCGCAAGTGTCCGAAACGGACACCAACAGCACAGAAAGTGGGGTGTAAAGCGGTGGAGTGGCTGGACGAATTGACACTTATTGCAGAAACAACAGCAGAAAACAGGGTAAATAAAAACGGCTTTGCAGTAAAGCCGGAAGAAAGCACCCGCACTGTATTCTGTAACAAAAAATCAGTAGGGTACAGTGAATATTTTAAGAGCCAGCAGACAGGAAAACTGGTAGAGGCAAAGTACGAGGTACACAAGGCAGATTATGGCGGCGAGGACGTAGTAGAAGTAAACGGGCGGCGCTATTTTGTACTTAAGACCTACGATACAGGAACAGACACCATAGAGCTTACGCTTACAGATTTACGCCACAGAAACGAGGTGTAAGCATGGGAGAGTTTAACACAGTCGGGCTGGAAGATATTATAGACGCTTTCAGCCGGAGAGAGGCGGCTACAGTTGAGGCAGTCCCCAAAATGCTTAAAGCTGGTGCTGATGTGCTGATAGAGGCACAGAGAGCAGAGGCACAGGCAATGGGACTGAATGAAACGGGCGGTTTTATCAATTCCATAAAAGCTACGGACGTAAAGGGCGACGATACGGAGAAATACGTAGAGATATACCCACAGGGACGGGCAAAGCATGGAAACGACAGAAAAGGAGATAAAAGCAAGGTGCGCTATGCAACAATCGGCTTTGTGGCAGAGTACGGCACAAGTAGCCACGCTGCACGCCCTTATATGACAGTGGCAAACGAAAAGGCGCACGAAAAGGTAGTAGAGGCACAGCGCAGTATATGGGAGAGTGAAACAGGCGAATGAGTATACAGGAGATTTTAGAAAGCGCAGGGTTGCCAGCCCAGAGAGGCGTTTACACTGGACGGGATAAGCCAGACGCATATTATACGTTTCTGCGGCTGCTGGGTACGCCTGCGGTAAATGCAGACGACGAAGAGAAAGAGCGCAGGGAAATGTATAGAGTTACGCTTTTCCATAAGGGCGATTTTGAGGCGCAGCTTGATAAGACAAAAGAGGTATTGAAAGCAGCAGGCGTTTATATCAACAGCATAGACGCAGAAAGCTACGAAACAGAAACGGGGTACTGGTTAGTGCCTATCACAGTCGAGATTTTGAAAGAGGAGTGATTAAACAATGACACTGGGACTGAAAGATTTATATTACGCCGTATGCACAGAGGCAGACGGAGCAGAGAGCTACGGGGCACCTAAGAAAATGGCAGAGGCAATGAGCGCTGATTTATCCGTAAAGACAGCAGACGGCAGCTTGTATGCAGACGACACATTAAGCGAGAGCGTCACGGAGTTTGCAAGCGGAACGCTTAAGCTGGGAATTAAAGACCTTACGCCGGAAGTGCTGGCAGAGCTGCTGGGGCAGGCAGTAGATAAGAACAGCGTAGTATGGGCGGGAAAAGAGGACGAGCCGCCGTATGTTGCTGTAGGGTTCAGAGCTAAGAAAACGGGTGGTAAATACCGTTACGTATGGCTGCTTAAAGCAAAATTTAAAGTACCGTCTGAAAAGTACGAAACAAAGGGCGAGAGTATCAAGTTTAACACGCCGGACATTGAGGCATCTTTTACAACAAGAAAGAAAGATAACTTGTGGAAAGCAGACTTTGTGGGAACAGAGGAAAGCGCAGCGGCTAAAACGTGGTTTACAGCAGTGCCGGAAAAGGCAGCAGCAATGGAAAGTGTATAAAACAGGAAAGGAGAGAGGCGTAGCATGGGCTGCGCCTTAATTTTATATCATGGGAGCATTAAAGAGCGGGGCTTTTCCCGTAGAGCTGAACGGCAAAGAATATGGTTTACTTTTTTCGCTGAACGCATTAGACGAAGTGAAGGAAAAGTTTGGGGGCTACGACAAATTAAGTGAGGTATTCAATAAAGATAACCCAAACCTTTTTAAAGATACAAGGTGGTTACTTACGCTGCTTATTAACGAGGCACTTTTAGCAGAGGACGAAAACGCCCAGCTGCTTGAAGAGAAGAGGGTAGGCAGACTGATACACGCAGGAAATTTGCAGGAAGTACAGAACGCTATTTTTAAATCGTTCTACAGAGGAACTGCGGGAGACAACAGCGACACAGAGAACGAAAACGACGGAGAAGAAACAACAGAAGAGGGAAACAGGGCAGCCGTGCAGGAAAATTAGATACTGCACGGCTTTTGTATATTGCAGTAGTGCTTTTGAGATACAGGGAACGTGAGGCGTGGAGAAAAACACCATACCAGATAACGACACTGTTTAAATATCACAAGGAATATAACCCGCACATTTTCCGACAGGAACAGGCGGGAACACCAGCAGCTACAGAAAACATGGACGATATAGACATAGCGTTAGGGGGCTTTTAATTATGGCAGATAAGACGCAGAACGTCAAAACAAGGTTAAGTTTTGACGGAGAGGCAGAGTATAAAGCAGCCTGCAAGGAAATTAACAGCACCCTTAAAGTGCTTAATTCTGAAATGAAACTTGTAACGGCTGAATATAAGGACAATGCAAGCAGCGTAGATGCGCTGAAAGCAAAGCAGGCGGTACTACAGAAAACATACGACGAGCAGGCAAAAAAGGTAAAAGAAACCGAGGCGGCTTTAGAAAAATGTCGCAAGGCAACAGGAGACAATAGCGAAGAAAGTAAAAAACTTGAAACCCAGTTAAATTACCAGAAAGCAGCGCTTGTAAAGACAGAGCAGGAATTAGGCAAAACGACTGACGAAATGGAAAAAGCAGAAAAAGCCGCTGACGAAATGGGAAAGGAAATAAAAGACAGCGGGGAACAGGCAGACGACGCAAAGGGAAAATTTTCTGGATTTACAAGCGTGCTAAGCGGAATGGGTACAGCGCTTAAAGCAGCAGCAGCGGCGACGGCGGCAGCAGTTGCGGGAGCGGCAACAGCCATAGGAGCGCTTACCACAAAAGCGATAGAGGGATACGCAGCACAGGAACAGCTTGTAGGCGGTGTAGAAACTCTTTTCAAAACGTCGTCTGATACGGTTGTTGGTTATGCAAACGACGCATATAAAACAGCCGGAATGTCTGCAAATGAGTACATGGAAACAGTTACCAGCTTTTCAGCGTCGCTGCTTGCCAGTATGAATAATGACACGGCAGCGGCAGCAGAAAAGGCAAACGTGGCAATTACGGATATGTCAGACAATGCAAATAAAATGGGTACTGATATATCGCTTATACAGAACGCCTATAACGGTTTTGCAAAGCAGAATTATACCATGCTGGATAACTTAAAACTGGGATATGGCGGTACAAAAGAGGAAATGCAGCGACTGCTTGATGATGCAAGCAAGCTATCCGGCATTAAGTACGATATTTCATCATATTCAGACGTTGTAGACGCTATTCACGTCGTACAGACGGAAATGGGCATAACAGGGACAACGGCAAAAGAGGCAAGTACAACAATAGAGGGTTCGGTTAGTTCTATGAGTTCAGCGTGGGACAACTGGGTAGCTGGAATGGCAGACAGCGAGGCGAATTTCTCACAGCTTACAAGCAATCTGGTAGACAGTATTGTAACAGTGGTAGGGAATATAGCACCGAGGGTAATAGAAACAGTGCCGAGGCTGGTAAGCGGACTGGGAGAAATCGTAGAGCAGCTTGCAACGTATATACCACAGGTTATACAGGAGTTATTACCGCCTTTAATGAGCGGCGTACAGGACTTGCTTAATACGCTGGTTGGAATGCTGCCGGAAATGATAAGCATAATCGGGCAGATTATACCGACAATCATAGATACGCTGCTTACTATATTACCGCAGCTTTTAGAGGCAGGCGTACAGATTATTACGGAATTGGCGCAAGGTATCGCACAAGCGTTACCTACATTGCTGCCAACAATCGTAACGGTGGTTACGAACATTGTAACCATGCTGATAGAAAATATACCGTTGCTGATTACAGCAGCATTACAGCTGCTTACGGGGCTGGCACAGGGGCTGGTAGCAGCGCTGCCCGTACTGATTGAAGCACTGCCGGAAATCATAACGGCTATCATAAATGCACTGGTTGAGGGCATACCGCTTATTATCGAAAGTGCGGGCGATATTATAGTCGCATTGATTGACGGCATCATAGATGCAATACCGCTTTTAATCGCAGCCATACCGCAGATTATAGCAGCCATTGTAACAGGACTGATTACGGGGCTGCCTAAGATTTTGACGGCGGTAGGCAAGCTGGTAACGGCAATCATAAATAAAATAAAAGAGCTACCTACTCTGATACCGCAGGCAATCGCTGCGGGCGTTGAGAAAATAGCAGAGTGGGGCGCAAATATGCAGGAAAAAGGCGGCACAGTTATAACAAATTTTGTAACGAAAGTTATAGATATTGTTAAGGAGCTGCCGCAGAAAATCTGGAACAGTATAGTAAGCGCAGTAACCAGAGTGGCTACGTGGGGCGCAAATATGCAGACCAAAGCCAAAGAAGTAATGAACACAATGCTTACGAACATTGTAACGATTGTGAAAGAAACGCCTGCTAAAATCTGGAACAGTATAGTAAGCGCAGTAACCAGAGTGGCTACGTGGGGTAACAATATGCTTACGAAAGCCAAAGAGGTAATGAACGCCATGGTAACAGGCGTTATTACGATTGTTAAGGAACTGCCGCAGAAAATCTGGAACAGTATAGTAAGCGCAGTAACCAGAGTGGCTACGTGGGGCAACAATATGCTTACGAAAGCCAAAGAGGTAATGAACGCCATGGTAACAGGCGTTATTACGATTGTTAAGGAACTGCCGCAGAAAATCTGGAACAGCATAGTAGGGGCAGTTACCAAAGTGGCTACGTGGGGCAACAATATGCTTACGAAAGCCAAAGAGGTAATGAATGCCATGGTAACGGGCATTGTTACGATTGTTAAGGAAATACCGCAAAAGATTTATAACAGCATTTCTGGTGCAATTACCAAAGTGGCTACATGGGGTACAGAAGTAAAGAACAAAGCCGTAGAGGGCATGAAAAATGTAATTACTGGAATAACAGACGTATTTAAGAATATTGGCAGTACGCTTGCCGGGTTCGGTAAAAACATGGTAGAGGGCATCTGGAACGGCATAAGCGGCGCTACGAGGTGGATAAAAGACAAAATAAGCGGCTGGGTAGGCAATGTTACCGACTTCCTTAAGGATTTATTTGGAATTGCCAGCCCGTCTAAGCTGATGCGTGACGAAATCGGCGTATATCTGGCGCAGGGTATCGGCGTTGGCTTTTCTAATGAAATCGGCGGAGTTAAGAAAATGATTGAGGACAGCGTACCGCAGGAGTTTGACGTAGACGCAAAGGTAAATGTAGGCAATGAATTTAAGTATGATAACGACGACCAAAAGCCAAAGCCGAGAGGCGGCGGCAGTGCAGCAGGCGGCGTAGTTGTCAATCAGTATATTTATGCGAATACCACGGACTATGCAAAACAGCAGAAAGAGGCAGCCCGACAGTTCAGAATGATAGCAAGGACGGTGTAACACATGGAAAATGAAAAACTGACTTACATAAATTCAAGGGGCGAGCGGTTAGAGCTGGGAGTAGACAGCGTATACCATTGCAATATAAGTAAAGACGTAGAGGGCATTTCCGGCGTTACGAGCGTCATTTACAGCACAAACAGTATGGGACAGCACGGCGACACCTACGTAGGGCAGCGTATCGAGGCGAGGGACATAGACGTAGTGGGACATATCAACACACGGGACAAGGCGCAGGCATTGGAACTGCGCCGCCGTATGCTTAAGATATTTAACCCAGAGCTTAGCGCTACGCTGGTGTATGAGTACGGCGGCTTTAAGCGTGTGATTGATTGCAGGGCGTATGGAGAGCCTAAGATACTAAAGAAAGAGGTACTTTATGAGTTTGATTTACAAATAGAGTGCCTTAACCCGTTCTGGCGGGAAGAGGAAGAAACAAAAGAGGATATAGCAAGCTGGGTGGCTGCGTGGCATTTCCCTTGCGTTATCGAAAAGGACAGCACAAAGAGCATGATATACGGATACCGAGCGGAAAGCGTAATAGTGGACTGCTACAACGAGGGCGACGTATCAACAGGAATGAGGATAAGGTTTACAGCACTGGGGACAGTTTCAAACCCGATACTGCTTAATGTGGATACCGAGGAATTTATACAGATTAACGCCACTATGAAAACGGGCGACGTGATAGAGATTAACACGAAGTACGGCAGCAAGGGCGCTAAGCTGATAAGGGACGGCGTAGAAACCGACTATTTCCGCTACATTGATGTAGACAGTACATTTATGCAGCTTGCCATAGGCGACAATATGTTTAGGTATGATGCAGCCAGCGGCGTAAATTCTCTGGAAGTATCCATATTCTACAGCAAGGAATTTTTAGGAGTGTGACGGTATGGAGCTTAGAGTATTCGACAAGACAGTACAGCCGCTGGGAGCTATAGACGAGCTGGCAAGCCTGCTATGGCATACAAAGTATTTTGACGTAGGAACTTTTAGCCTGCTTGCGCCGATTACGGACAATAACAGCCGTTTGCTGGTAGAGGGTAACTTAATAACCAAGCACGACGGAAAAAAGGAAGTAAAGACCGCCGACGGCGGCGTATGGCGCAGGGCAGCGCAGATAACCTACGTACACATTACCAAAGACGAGAACGGCTTAGAGCAGTTAGAGGCACAAGGCTATATGCTTAGCTGGTGGCTTAATAAGCGCTGCATTTATCCGCAGATTGTGGCGACAGGTACAAACCAGTATCTTATAAACCTTATGGTAAAGAACAACTGCGGCAGCGCAGCAGGAACAAAGCGGCGTTTTCCATTGCTTACATTTCTGGCGCAGGAAACCATAGACGGCGTGGCGGTTGAATATGCAAACGAGGTATACGCACAACTGGGACAGGAAGTAAAGGCAAGGGCGCAGGCTGGAAAGCTGGGCTATGACATTCTGCTTAACGAAAGAGAGAGACTGTTTGGCTTTTATCTGTATAAGGGCAATGACCTTACAGCCACAAATACCGAGGGTAACACACCCTGCATATTTTCAAGAGATTTTGATAATGTCAACGAGCAGGAATATACAGCCAGTATAGAGAACTGCGGAAACTTTATTTATGTGCAGGGAGCAGCTGACGACGACGGCAGCCAGCCAGTAACCACAGTGGACGGCGAGGGCGCAACGGGGCTGGATTTAGTAGAGGTATTCTGCGACGCTACGGACATTGCCAGAAAGTACCAGCAGGGGGAAACAGAGGTAACAATACCGCTGAATACCTATATTGCAATGCTGAAAACGAGAGGCGGCGCAGAGTTGGAAAACTACGGCAAGAACATAAATTTTGTAAGTACCATAAATACAAATTCAAACTTAAAATTTAAGGCTGATTTTGATTTAGGCGACCGTATTACTTGCAAAGAAACTAAGTGGGGCATACAGATAGATGCACGCATTACAGAAGTAACAGAAACATACCAGAAAGGCGAGGAAACCATAGAGGCGACTTTTGGCGACAGCCTGCCGACGCTGGTAGACCAGATTAGGAAAGTGAGGTAGCAGAAATGGCAAACAGCTTACCGTTTAATGCCGTGGCAGTAGACGGAGAGTACGACAGGGTATATAAAGCCGAGGATTGGGCGTGGTACTTTGCTACTTTCATTGCAAACGGCATTTTTCCAAAGCCGAGCGACGGGCTACAGGTAGTAGCTTACAGCGGCATGGAAATAAGAGTAAATGCAGGCTATGCCTTTATAAACGGCTACGCCTTTAGAAATCCTGCAACGCTTAGCGTAACACTGGATACGGCAGAGGGAGCGCTTAACAGGGTGGACAGGGTAGTAGTTCGCTGGGATTTGCCGCAAAGAGATATGTATATTGCGGTGCTGAAAGGCACACCGTCTGCAAAGCCGACAGCAACGGCAGTAACACGCACTACGGAAATATGGGAGCTTGCGCTTGCAGATATTTACGTAGGCAAGGGCGTAACAAGGATACAGACGCAAAACATCACAGACCAGCGGTTTAATAGCGCAGTCTGCGGAATTGTAACAGGAACGGTGGAAGAGATAGACGCAAGCGTGCTTACAAAGCAGTTTACGGACTTTTTCAACACCTACAGCGCAGCTGTGCTGGACGAGTTCAGCGCATATAAGCAGAGTATGGAAAAGTACCTTACAGAGATTGCGGGCGTATATGACAGCTACGTAAGCAAGACAGAGGGCTTATTTGCGCAGTATGAGAGCCAGTTTAACGAAAGATACAGCAGTTTTGAAAGTACGCTTGACAACTGGGATAAGGAACTTTTAAGCGCCTATACAGACTTTATGGCAAAAATTAAGCTATTCCAGTCGGACGCTGAAAACGAATTTAACACATGGTTTGAGAGTATCAAGGACAAACTGGGCGAGGACATAGCAGGCAGCCTGCAACTGCAAATTGAAGAGCTGGCAGCAGCCATGCAGGAAGTGAAAAAGCAGGCAGAGGCTGGCACGAAAGAAACCAAAGAGGCAATAGCAGCGCTGGACGAGCGACTTAAGAGAGTAGAAAGCGGCTGGGGCATTGACTATAAGCATGATGCTGTACTGGGATTGTGTTATATGGGTGCGGCATACATGAGCCAGCATTACGAAAGAACAGTAGAAACGGCAGTGTTAGGGGCTACCTACGTGGGTAATTCCTATCTTGCAAATACATTTTAGAAAGGCGGCAGACCATGAAAGGATTTCCTAAAGTATTAAAGACAAAAGAGGACTATTACAACTGCCTTGCTATGGTAGCAAGCGGAGAACTGGCGGCAGCGGACTTGCTGGCAAAAATCGAGAGCGCAGAGAACCAGCGTTATATTGAGTGCGGCGTAGCAGCTGTAGAGGAAGAGAAAAAGGCGGTTACGGTATATTACTGCGACGAGGCAGCGGTAGGTATGAAATTTGTAGCGGGCGACGTATCCGGCACAGTGCAGGGAGTAACACATATCCAGACCGACGAGGCAGCGGCAGCAGGAGAGGCAGGAAACGACAGAACAGCCCTTACACTTTCCAAAGCGGTAAAAGCGGGCTGCAAGGTAATTGCGCTGGAACGCACAGACACCGTGGCAGGAATGACAACAGACGACATTGCAGCACTGAAAGGAGTATTAAAGCAGTATGAGTAGATTATTAGTGGACGACGTTACAAAGACCGACGCAAGGGCGCTTTTGAACGTAAATAAAATGGCTACAATCAGCGATATTGTAGCACCGAGCAATGAGTACATTTACGCCAGCGGAGCAAATGAGCTGACTGTAGTAGAGGGCTGCGTAATTGCCGTGGGTGGTGCTGGAATTTTCAAGACAGCAAACACCATTCTTACGGCTGCTAATCTGGACGCAGGCAGCGCTTTTACGGTAGGTAAGGACTATTACGTATATATCTGCGACAGCAGAATTGACAGCGCAGACGAGAAATACGTAATTTCCCTTAACTCTACATACCCGACAGGCTGGAACGCTACAAACAGCCGTAAAATCGGCGGCTTTCATTATGGACGCTGCCGCAAGGTGGACAGCAATTTACAGCCGCTTAATGGCAGCAGTGTTATTTTTGGCACAGGCTGGGAAAGTGCAGTAAGCAACGGCATTGTACCACGTTCTGTATGGACACTGGGACACCGCCCGAAATGCAGCCCAGAGGGTATGGTATATTTAGGCGGCGGCACATGGGTAGATATTTACCTTAATTCTGACGACGGAGCAAAGGGCTTGAAATCAGAGTACGGCTGCGCACCTATGACGGGTACAGAAAGCATGAACTGGTACAACTTTGTAGAACGTCTGGCAAAGAGCGGTAAACGCCTGCCGAACTATGCGGAATTTTGCGCTTATGCTTTTGGCAGCCCTGCCGGACTGGATAACGCAAATACAAACGCATGGAGCGCCACCAGCAACACAGGTAGGGGCGTAACAGGCAGTGTGGTAAATGCCGTTTCTTCCGTGGGCGTTGTAGATGCCGTGGGGCGTGTCTGGGAGTGGCTGGACGAGCTTATTACAAGAGCGGAACACGCCACAAATGCAGACTACCACGCAAGCGTAGCGTGGGGCTGGGACAAGAAAAGCCCATTGAACACAGGCGAGAAGTCTTACGACGTTGGTAACATTTACCAGTATTACGCATATTCTCTGGCGGCGCTGGTAGCGGGCGGCGACTGGAACGATGGGGCGAATTGCGGCGCTCGTGCCGTGATTTGCGGCAATTACCCGTGGAATGTCAATACGAACATTGGCGCTCGTGGGGCGTGTGACTCTCTGTAGACGGCGGGCGAAAGCCCAGCCGGATAAACGGGGGTAAGGCATGGACATACAGACAAAAACAGATATTATACACCAGAAAATATACGATTTTCTGCTATATATTTACCCTCTGCTTACGAAGTACCCAAAGTATGAGAAATTCAGTTTACAGACGGCGACAAGAAACGCAATTCTTGAAATGCTGCAAGAGGTTATAAAGTGGGATAAGACGGCAACGAAAAGCCACTTATACACGGTAGATACGGCATTGCAGGAAAGTAAAGAATTGCTGCGGCTGGCGCATGACTTGAAGTATAGCGCTATGAACGCACGGCACTACGGCGAGAGCTGCCGCAAGCTGAAAGAAATAGGCGTTATGCTGGGCGAACTGATAGAAGAGGTAAAGACCAGAAAATAGCAGGATATGGGGCAGCTGCTTACTTACAGCCTCTGGCGGCGCTGATAGCGGGCGGCAACTGGAACAATGGGGCGAATTGCGGCGCTCGTGCCGTGAATTGCAACAATTACCCGTGGAATGTCAATACGAACATTGGCGCTCGTGGGGCGTGTGACTTAGTGAGAACATTACAGGCACAGAGTTCTACGGAATACTGGCAAGGACTTAGAAAGGGATAAGACCGAGTGTTTAATATCCTATAGTCAGAGTGGCTGTCCCGCCGTGAGGCAAAGAGAAAAAATACGGCTGCTGGTTAGTAGCTACGGCGAAAGGCAGGAGCTTAATACTTGAAGAGAGTAGGATACATTACCGATAAGGACGGGCGGCGCATTACGCTTTTAGAGGCTATGGGCGACTATGGAAACGTACAGAAAGCCTATAACAAAGCCAGAAAGTGTAAACGCCACAGAAAAGACGTACTGATTTTTACGAAAGACAAAGAGGAAAACTTAGACAAGGTGCGGGAAGATATTCTAAACCTTGCCTATGAGCCGAGCAAATACCATTACTTTAAGGTGTACGAACCGAAAGAGCGGCAGATAATGGCGCTGCCGTTCTATGACAGGGTGGTACAGCACGCCATAAACAACGTGTTAGAGCCTATATTTGATAAGCGGTTTATATCGCAGTCTTACGCCTGCCGGAAAGGTAAAGGTATGCACGCTGCGTCTGATACGCTAAAAGAGTGGCTGTATGAGTGGAACAAATACCACCCAGACCAGCCGCTTTATGCTATCAAGGCAGATATACACCACTATTTCCAGAGCATAGACCATGCGGTATTAAAGACTGAAATACGTAAGGTTATAAAAGACGCTGGGGTACTGGCATTGCTGGACAGGATAATAGACCACAACGGCAATATGCCGGACGGCGTAGGGATACCAGTAGGAAACCTTACCAGTCAGTTATTTGCAAATATCTATCTGGACGCATTAGACCAGTTTATTAAGCATGAGCTGGGCGTAGATGCGTACATACGCTATATGGACGACTTTGTAATATTAAGCCCAGACAAGGAACAGCTGCGCAGCTGGCTTGCACAGATAGAGCAATTTTTACGGGAAGAGCTTAAGTTAGAGTTTAACCCGAAAACTACCATACTGGCAGCAAAGAACGGTATAGACTTTGTAGGCTATAAACACAGGGCAACGCACAGGAAAGTACGAAAGGACAGCATAAAGCGCATAAAGCGTACTATCAAGAAGTGCGAGAGCGGGAAAATCACAAAGGAGCAGTTACAAAAGAGTATACAGAGCTGGACGGGACACGCAGGACACGCAGACAGCTATAACCTACGAAAGAAAATAGAAACGCTGGCAGAGGCAGCCATAGAAAAGGCTGCTTAAGCGGCAAAATGCAGGAGCGAGTACATGAGTAGCAATTTATTAAGGGTGGTACAGGAGCAACAGGAAACCATAGAAAAGCAAAGCAGGCTTATTGCTGATTTAATAGCCACTCTGGAAAGCTGGGAGCAGACAGCGGGCTACGACGGCGCAGAGCTGAAAGAGCGGGCAGAAAATTTGCAATTAAGAGAAAGGCAGGATTTATGAACATGACTATTACAGAATTTATTGAGGCGGCGGCACATAACAAAATTATCCAGCTGGTAGTATTGGCGATTGTGTGCGACACGGTTTTTGGCGTGCTGCGTGCAATCAAAGAGAAAAAATTTAACAGCTGCGCAGGAATTGACGGGGCTATCAGAAAAGTAGGTATGCTTATTTCTCTGGTATTCATGCTGGCAATCGACGTACTGATTAAGATTAACTTAATCGGATTTATACCGGAGCAGGCACGTACATATTTAGGGCTTGATACCGTGGGCGTGGCTGAATTTTTCGCATTGCTTTACATTGCCTATGAGGTAGTGAGTATTTTTAAGAATATGGCATTATGCGGGCTGCCCGTAAAAAAGGTATGGGAAAAGGTGCGGGAGTTTCTGGCGAAGTATACGGACGAACTGCCGGACACAGACGAACTGGACGGGGACAGCACCACAGGCAACGTAGAGGAACACAGGACACAGGAAAGATAAGGATATAGCAACAAAGAGCGCTTGCGGGACACCGCAGGCGCTTATTTTGTATGCGGAAAGGCGGGGAATATGAACATTAACAGAAAGATAAGTAAGTACAATTTCAATAAGGGCAGCGTTTCCAGAATTAAGTATATTGTTATCCATTATGTAGGCGCACTGGGCGGCGCAGAGGACAACTGCCGATATTATGGCGGCGGCAATAGAAATGCGTCGGCGCATTACTTTGTAGGATTTAACGGCGAGGTATGGCAGTGCGTAGAGGACGCTAATATAGCGTGGCATTGCGGAGCGTCGAGCTATAAGCACGCAGAGTGCCGAAACGCTAATAGTATCGGTATTGAAATGTGCGTAAGGAAGAAAAACACAAAGAGCATGGGCGCAACAGATAAAGACTGGTATTTTGAGGACGCAACAGTAGAGGCAGCGGCAGAGCTTACCCGTTACCTTATGAATAAATACGGCGTGCCTGCATCTCATGTAATCAGACATTACGACGTAACGGGCAAGATTTGCCCTAACCCGTATGTATATAACACCAGCGCCCACACATGGGACGAGTTTAAGCGTAAAATCAGCGGACAGGCAGAAACACCGCAGGGCGGCAATGAAAAAACAATCTGGAATTTTCTTACAGGAAAGGGCTTAAATGCTTATGCCGTGGCTGGTATTATGGGTAATCTGTATGCTGAAAGCGGGCTTATGCCGAACAACTTACAGAACACCTATAACAATAAGCTGGGTAAGACGGACGCAGAATATACAGCAGCGGTGGATAATGGCAGCTATGGCAATTTTGTAAAGGACAGTGCAGGCTATGGGCTGGCGCAGTGGACGTATTGGAGCAGAAAGCAGGCGTTGCTTAATCATGCAAAACAGGCGGGCGTATCCATTGCAGACCTTAATATGCAGCTGGGCTTTTTATGGGAAGAATTGCAGGGATACACAGCAGTAATGGACGCACTGAAAAAGGCGGGCAGTGTGCGTGCTGCATCTGATGCCGTTCTTACTGGATATGAAAAGCCAGCAGACCAGAGCGAAACAGTAAAGAAAAAGCGTGCAGAGTACGGCGAGGGATACTATAAAAAGTATGCAGCAGGAAACGGTACAAAGTATTACAGAGTGCGCAAGAGCTGGACGGACGCAGCAAGCCAGCTGGGGGCGTTTACGTCGCTGGAAAATGCAAAGAGCGCTTGCAAGGCGGGTTATACTGTATATGATGATAACGGCAAGGCGGTATATACCGCAGCGGGGCAGCAGACAAGCGCAGGCGTTCCGTTTAGCGTACAGGTAGATATTTTAGACCTTAATATCAGAACAGGAGCAGGCACGAACTATGCAAAGACGGGAGAAACCACAGGAAAGGGAGTATTTACCATTGTGGAAGTGAAAGCCGGACAGGGCGCAAGTGCTGGCTGGGGACGCTTGAAGAGTGGCGCAGGCTGGATTAGCTTAGATTATGCCACAAGATTAGCTTAAGTTTTCGAGGGTGGGCGGTTCGCTGTCTGCCCTCTATTTTTTGCGATTTTCTTAGAAATCTATACAAAAGTGTTGACAATATACCGAAAAAGGTATATAATAAAATCATGGAAAGGAGATAAGAACAAATAAGAGGCAAAGCCACTGGAAAGGAGAAACGGCACAATGGGTAAGAAAAAGAAACAAAAGAAAAAGCCTATCAACTGGCAAGAATTGGCAATCAGTGCAGTGATAGACTTAATCATAGGAACAATACTTATCATAATTGGTAAGTACATAGGTTAGGGCGAAAGCCCTAACCAACAGGCGGGCGATAAGCCCGCCGCCTATAAGAAATATAACACAAACCCAAAGCCGAGTAAAGAGTATGCTTTTAAAATTAGGAGTATTTTTAGTAGCAGTAGGACTGGTAAAGCTGCTGGTTGCTTTCATTTTGAGGGCAAGAGAAAAGAGAGGTAAGGCATGAATTTAGGCGAAAACATTAAAAAAGCACGAAAAGCGGCAGGCGTGACGCAAAAGGAACTTGCAGAGCGCCTGCAAGTATACCAGAAAGATATAAGCCGCTGGGAAAACAACGAGCTTACGCCAAACGCAATAACACTTGCGAAAATTTGCAGAGAGCTTAACGCCTCTGCTGATGAAATTTTAGAATTGAAGTAGAAACGAAAGCGAGGGCTTACTATGACAAAGAAAAAGGTAATTTTATTGGTAGTGGCTGCATTATTTGCAGTAAGCGGTTTAACGGCGCTGCCGTCTGGAAATATAACAGGTGGGGTGGGTTGTATTGTGATTGCGGCAGTATGCGCCTATTTTGGACTGAAAAAGAAAAGCGCAGGAAAAGAGAACGGAAACAGAACACCAGCGCCTGCCGCCGCATCTGGTAGCAGGGTTTTAGATACAATCAGAACAAAAGTAGTAGGCGTGACGTTCAATAATGAGGACGGAGAAAACAGGCAGGATATTT